GACGGTCACCCCGGCGGCGCGCGCGATGTCTACCGTCGCATCGGTGCAGTTGTCGGCAACCACTATCACCGCGGCTGGTGGATTGGTCTGGGCGGCTAGCGAAGCCAGCGTCGCCGGGAGCCCTGCCTCCTCGTTGTGGGCCGGGATGAGAACCGTGATTGCCATCAGGTCAGCCCTTCTTGCGGGTCAGGTAGCGACCGGCATAGGTGCAGCCGGCCATCGCGAGCAGGCCCACCCCGCCCGCCGCGTACGGCAGGAAGGTGACCCCGGTGTAGGCGAGTGTGTACATGCGGTGATGTGTCTCTCTTTCTCTTAGAGGGCTTCCCGGCTGTAGGCCGGGAACTGAGCCAGGTCACACTCGGGACCTGACTTGTCGGTTCGGACGCGGAGCATCCGTGGCTGGTAGAGGCTCGATCCGGTCCAGTAGAGGTAGGCCACCTCGATCACGTCACCGATCTGGGTTTCGGGCTTGCCGATGGCGGAACAGCCGCCCACCTGCATGTAGGTCTGCCCCTCCACCGTGACCATGCCAATGCCTGCGGGAGGGGTGGTTCCCTTCTCCACCGGAATCCCGAGGGCGAAGCTGCCGTGCTTGGGGTCAGGTCGATTCACTCCGATCACGACCACATCTGCGGTCTTGACCAGCTTCACCTTGAGGCCGGACTTGGTGCGCGCTCCCGGCTCGTAGGGAGCGTCGATGTGCTTGACCATCACGCCCTCTGCTCCGAGGTGGTTGACCGCCTCCCACAGCGCCCGCTTCTCGTGGGGAGTCTCGACCGAGCGCACCACCTTCACCCGCTCGTTGAGGGGGTCCTGGGCGAGCGCCTGGCCCACGGAGTGCAGGTGAGCGCGGCGCCGGGAGTAGGCGTCGGTCGGCTGCACCAGCTCGAGGCCGCCGCTGCGCCAGTAGGGCAGGTCGAACAGGTACAGCTCGCCGGTCCCGGTCAGGATCTCTCCGTCGAGCACCAGCTCGCCGGGGTCGGCCACAGCCATCAGCTTCCCGAGCGGGACCGAGAGGGCGGCGAAGTGCTGCATCGCGGCTGTGTGGCTCAGGGCCCGACCGTTCTGCCCGAGGAACTGCACCTTGCCCTCGCGGATCACCACCAGCGTGCGCGTGCCGTCCATCTTCTGCTCTAGGACGTGGTGCGGGCTGGCTATCAGCGAGTCGATGTTGGCGAGCTCGGTCTCGCTGTACTTCATGGCTAGGCGGACGGTCATGCGTGGGCTCCAATCAGAGCGGCGTGGTCGGGCTGGGTGGTCTTGAGGACGGCGAGGGCGTGGCTGCAGTAAGCGATCAGCCCGGTGTGGTGCTCGGACAGGGGGCAGGTGCACACGAGGAACCCGACGTTGCCGGTGGCTTCGTAGTCCTTGTCGTACCGGACTCGGTAGGTGCCGTGGTCGCCTTCGACCTGCCAGAGGTCACGCTGGCCGGGGACGCGGCTCACTGCGCCGGACCGGATCAGGCGCTCGGCCTTGGCGGTGGTGGCGACGCTGAACGTCAGGGTTTCGGGATCCATGCTCTCTCTCTCCAGAGGTGGTTCGGTACTGCGGATGGGCGGGGTGATGACGGGCCGCTGGGGTCGAGGCAGCGACCCGTCACCAGATCGTGGGAACCAGGAGACGGTCCGACTTAGGACCTGCGGGAGGTCGCCTTCGCCGGTCGTCCCGGGCGGTTGATCCGCGAGCCGGCAGGCTTGGTGACCGGCTTGGAGGCGGTGACCTTCTGGGTCACAGCGGCCTTGTCGGCTGCCTCCTCCTTCGGGGTCTGGCCCTTGAGTCGCAGCGCCTCGATCTGCTCGGAGGCGAGCTTGTTCTTGGGCAGCTGGATCAAGCACCGGGTGCAGAACCAGGCGGTGCGGTCCTTGCCCTCCTCCTCGAGGCGGACCTGGCGGGTGAAGGTCGCCTTGGTCTTGGCGATCGGCTCCGCGGTCGGCAGGTCGCCGGTCGTGCGGCTCAGGCAGCGGCTGCCCTCGCGGTGGGTGATCGGCTGCTTGCCCTCGAAGGTGACGGTGAACTCGATCCCGTCGCGGAACACGTAGTCGGACAGGGTCTCGGACCACCGCGTCTTGCCGTGTAGGACGACGGTCGGGGTGGCGACGAGGGCGGAAGCGTTGTCGGTCATGTCGTTCTTCTCTCTACTTCGTTAGAATCGCCACCTCGTTTAGGTGGGCGCGTAAGACCAGTGTAGCACAAATGGGGCAAAAGGGACGCGGGAAGGCGTCCTGGCAGTGTGATCTACGTCACACTTTCCGGGCACATACGCGCCGTCGCCCCGGTCACCCACCGACGCTTCGGACCATGTTGTCGATCACGTCGTCGAACCAGCGGTCGTGCCAGGCGAGCTTGAACATGGCCAGGGCCCCGGTCTTGAGCGCGGTCAGCGGGAACATCAGGAACAGCAGGTCGCCGGGGTACAGGTCCTCCGGTGAGACGTGCGCGAAGCCGCGTGCACGCGAGCGGGCGTAGGCGTTGACGGCCTCGCCGGTCGTGCTCACCCAGCGCACCGGTCGGCCGATGCTCTCCTTGGCGAGGTTCTCGTTGTAGCCGTAGACCCACTCCTGCAGGTCACCGCCACAGCCGGTGATCGTGTACCAGCTGCCCTCGTAGGGCTTGTCCAGGTCCGTGCTGGTGAAGGTGTCGATGGTCAGGGTCATGTCAGTTTCCTCCGTCGAAGTCGCCCGCGCGGTTGCGCGCGTGCAGGTCGTTCTCGAGCTGACCGATCGCGGTCTGCTTGTCAGTGGGCGTGCACCTCAGGTGACGCCGGCGCCGGGCCCAGAACTGGGTCTTGGGCCAGCCGAGCTCGTAGAGCGTGTAGTCCTCCCCGGTGCGAATGTCGACGTTGCACGTCGGGCTGTCGCAGAGCCGGTCGGCCTGGGCGGTCTGGATCATGCGCCGGAGCACCGGCTCACCGAACGGCAGACGCGCGGTCATCACACGGTCCCGGTGCAGAAGCACCCACCAGCCGCGGTGAGGCACATGAAGCACGTCGGGCAGACACCCGCGTCTGGCTTCAACCCGTCCCAGAACTCCTTGTCGGAGCACTCCTTGGTCCAGTCGGTCGGGGTGTAGTGGGTGCGGACGGTGAAGGTGCCCTGCTCCAGCAGCTCCCTGCGGACGGGAACGCTGCTGCCTACGAGGCTCCAAAATCCCGCTGGAACCCTCAGGTCCGATGTGGGGATCTGGTCCTGTGCCTTGCTCATGATCGGCCTCTCTCCTGGCTTGTCTTTGAGGTGCTTGCGTGAGACCAGTGTACCACACATCTAGGAGGACTGTGCTCCTGTGGTGTAGTGCCCTGGAATGAGGAAGGGCGCCATCCGAAGACAGCGCCCTCCCTCGCCGGTCGGGTCAGTACGCCCCGGCCCGAATGTCCTCGATGACCTCGGTGAGGTTCGCGATCCGCCCTGGGGAGGGGACCTTGCGGCTCTCGGCCTTCTCCAGCTCCTTGACCCAGGACTGCTCGAGGTGGGCCATCCGGGTCTTGCAGCCCCGGCAGGTCAGCGGCCGGTCGACGCTCGACGCTCCCGCGTGTGCGGGGCCACTACCCTCGTCGCAGCTGATCCAGACCCGGGGCGCCAGGCCACCGGCCGGAAGGGCCGCGTGCACAGGTGCGTCGGGGCTGTCGTTGAAAACGACGTGCTCGTACTTGGCCATTGGTTCTCTCTCTCTCTCTCGCGGGCTGAGGTGCCCGCCGACCGCCCGGCCCGTGAAGGTCGGGCGGTCGACGCGCGCTCAGACGCTGACTGGCGGGTGCTGCTGCGACCAGCGGTTCAGCCACTCACTCTGGATCTCGGAGTCAGGGCCGTCCTTGAGCAGCCGGGCGTAGAGGTCGAACCAGTCGACCCCGACCTGCATCCCGTCCGCGAACTGGATCGTCCGCGTCTGGAAAGGGCGGGTCCGCCCGCCACCGCGGTACGCAGTGCCGATCGTCGAGTGGACGATCGGACCATGCACAGCGGTTGCCCGGGCGATGACCTCGGAGTGACGCTCGTCCAGAGGTGCGGTCTCCCGGTTCTCACGCTCAGCCCCAGGTGCTGCTGCGAACGGATGAACGACCGCTTCGATCGCGGCCACGTCCACCTCCAGGTCCACAGCGAACCGGGCAGCCTGCGTGAGGCTCTCGAACTGGGAGGCCTGCTCCACGGTGTCAACCATCCGGGCTCCCGTCGCCTCAACGAAGCTCAGGTAGGTGCCGGCGTGGGTCTTGACGATGTAGCTCATGGTGTCTCTCTCTCGGTTTGCCGGCTCGTCTCTCAGCGAGTCGGTCACTGCCAGGCACGGACGCAATGGCCGTGCCTGACGGTGATGGTGAGCGAGAGGGTCGGTGTCACACGGGCAGGTGCGAGCGCGTCAGGCGCAGAAACGGGGCCTCGGACAACCGACGAAAGTACGCGAGCGACAACACACATCGACACGTACCGAAGTACTTGCTCCTCTGTTCAGTTCGTAGTACGAGTGTACCACGCAGGCAGAGGAACTGAGGTGCTGTGGGCCTCTTACAGGTGTGATCTACGTCACACTTTGAGCACACGTATTGACAGCCTGTGGCTGAGTTCCGCGCGAATTACCGCCGAGGGATCATCGGTCCCCGCGACAGCCCGCGGCCCCGGTTCATGTCCGAGGCGGCTGCCCGAGCCAGGTCACGCGGCTGCTGCCACTGAGGTCGGTTCATGTTCATGCGCCCAGGCACGGTGATGCCGCCCTTGCCACCGTCACGCAGCCCGAGCAGGCCCTGGGTCAGCGCGTCCACCTGGTCGTCGGCGGTGTCGTTCGGGAAGTTCCGCAGCTCGGAGAGCAGGTCGGTGACCCACTCGTTGCCAGGGTCCGAGGGGTGCGGCAGGTAGACGTTGCCGCTCTCGATCTCAGGGGTGACGATGCGCGCGCGGGCCACCTTGCCAATGGAAGCCGTGATCGGCGTCAGGCCCGAGATGTCGTCCTTGAGGGTGTCGATGACCGCGGCACCGTTGGCCGCCTCCTCGATGATGCGCTTGTGCACGAGGTGACCGCAGCGCGAGCGCGCCGGGTCGTTGGTGATCGCCCACTGCTTCATCGCCGCGATGGTCTGGGTGAAGGACCAGCGGCCGCGCTGCTGGGCGATGAGGTAGCGGTTGGCGGCCGAGCGCACCCAGCGTTGGCCGACAACCCAGCCGCCCGTGTCCGGGTGCGTCGACTTGAACGCGCAGTCCCAGCTGTCCAGCCACGTCCCGCCCACCAGGGCCGAGGGATCGAGGTAGACCACCCGCCCGTCCTCGGTGGCCTTGGACTCGTCCATCGTCCAGAACCGCCACCAGCCCGAGTCGAAGATCGCGCCCTTGGCCGGCGCTGGGCGCTGCTGGTACATGGCCGAGAACGTGTAGGTGCCGACCGAGCGGCGCACGTCCTCCCACCGGGACAGGGCCTGGCCGACCGACTCGTGCACGATGGGCGACAGCAGCGGTGCACCCTCCGGCCGGTCGAGCACGTCGTCGGACTCCGCGAGGGCGGGCAGGCTGATCTTCTCCCACTGGCGCGGGTCACCCTCATGCTCGGGGCTGAGCAGACGGCCCACGAAGTCGTCCTCGTGCCAGCGCGTCATGACGACGATGACCAGGTAGGGAGGCTCGAGACGGGTCAGGGCGACCGAGAGCCACCAGTCCCACAGGTTCTGGCGCATCGTGATCGAGTGCGCCTCCACGAAGTCCTTGATCGGGTCGTCGATGATCAGGACCCGCGCGCCTCGACCGGTCAGCGAGCCTCGCGTGGAGGTGGCGAACATGCCGCCCTTCTCCTGCGTGGCCCACTTCGCCCCGGCGCCGCCATCGGGTGCCAGGGCGATGCCCAGGTCCGGGTGCTCCTCGATCGCCACTCGGATCGTCTTGGCCCAGGTGCTGCTCAGGTCGCCGTCGTGGGAGGACAGCACGAACTTCCACTCAGGGTGACGGCGCAGGATCCACAGCGGGGTGTAGATCGAGGTGAGTAGGGTCTTGCCGGCACGCGGCGGCATGGAGATGACGATGTGCCGGTTCTGCCCGCGCTCCACGTCCCGCACGGCCTTGGCGATGCGCGTGCCCAGGTGCTTGATGTGCGGGCGCACCACGAACCCCGGGTCGAGCTCCTTGGCCTGCAGGTCGGGGCGGGAGGGTATGCCGATGCCGTGCGCGATGCGGTAGGCCCGGGTGATCGAGGCGATGCGGCTGGTCAGCGCACGCACCTCGTCCTCGGTGGAGGCGTCGGCAGCCGCCGCCCGCAGGGAGTTGATGAGGTCCTGCACCGCCTCCGGGGTGGACGGGATCTCCTCCTCAGTGGTCGGCATCTGAGTCTCTCTCCGCATCGGTCTCGTCGTGCCGGCTGATGACCTCGCCCTTGAGCACCACTGCCTCCAGCTCGTTGAGCGCGGCCTCCATCTCGGCCTGCACGCTGACCTTGAGGTTGATCCTCGTGGGTGCGTCCAGCCCGTTGAGCCGGGAGCGGCGCTGGCTGATCGAGATGAAGGTGGCGATGGCCTTCTCGTCGCCGTTGAGCACCTTGGTCCAGATCGCCGCCTGGGCGCGGTCGAGCCGCGCGTTCTCCACCGCGCGCATCTCGTCGACAGCGCGGGTCTCCGCGATGTCGAGCGAGCGCCCAACCATGTCGATGGCGGCCGACTTGGAGATGCCCAGGCGCTCACCGACTGCCTCGTAGGACAGCCCGGCGAGCACCAGGGACAACGCCTCGGCGCGCCTGGCCTGATGAGTCTCCCGGCGACGCTTGGCCGCTGGGGTCTCATCCATGACCTTCACGACCTCATCGCCTAGGTCACTGCGCCGCGCCATCTGCGTAGCCGTCGTCGCCGTGGGCGAGGTCGTCCAGGTCGTCCGCGGTCAGGCCGGGCAGCGAGCGGGTACGCACCTCGAAGGAGTGGAAGCACGAGGGGCACACGACCGTGGTGGTGTGCACGTTGGCCTTGTCGGCCTCGGTGACCGTGGAGACCTTGCGAGAGGCGTCGTCGACGTTCTGCTGGGTCACCGCGTCGCTGATCTGGCCCACCTCGAGGTCGATGTCCGGGAAGAACGTGGTGAGCAGGCCCTGCTCGAACTCGCGCAGCTCCATCACCAGCTGCTCGTGGTCCCACGTCGTCATCTCGGAGGTCTTGTTGTCGACCAGGCGGTACTCGCGGGCCTTGTTCTCCGGCAGCGAGGACACGTAGACCGGGACCTGCGTCCAGCCCAGCTTCTTGAGGGCCTGCAGCCGGGTGTGCCCGACGATGATCACGTTGTCCTTGTCGACCGTGATCGGCTGCTGGTAGCCGTACCGCTCGATGGAGGTGGCCACCGCGTCGACGGCCTCCTGCGGGATGCGCCGAGGGTTGCGGAAGTAGGGCTTGATGTCCTCGATGGGCAGCGTCTTGGTCGGCGGCAGCGTCACCTGAGGCGGTGTGGGCCGGTCGAAGGACTCCTGCGCGGCGGTGCTCATGCGGTCTGAACCTCCAGCTTTCCGGCCATGACGGCCTCCTTGGTCACTTCCATCTCCCAGGTATGGAAGCAGGTCGGGCAGATGAACTCGGCCGTTCGGTCGACCTCATCCCAGGCGCTGGTGTCAGGGCCCTGATCTTCTGCCAACGAGGAGTCTGGCCCCTCGTCACGGATGCTGCTGACCTCGGGGAAGAACGCCCGCATCAGCGAGAGGTTGAGCCCCTCGAGCTCGGCACTCAGGTGCTCGAAGTCCCAGGAGGTGAACTCACCGGAGCGGTTGTCCAGGACGCGCAGCTCCTTGACCTGGCCCGCGGTCAGGCCGGCCGCCACCACGACCGGGGCCTCCTTGACGCCCATCCGTCGCAGCGCGGTGTAGCGCGTGTGGCCGATGATGATGACGTTGCCCTCGTCCACCACGATCGGCTGGGAGTAGCCGTACTCGGTGATCGAGGTGACCACGGCGTTGACCGCCTCGTCGTTGATCCGGCGAGGGTTGCGCCAGTACGGCAGGATCGCGTCCAGGCTCATCGTCACCGGGTCGGGGAACGAGGGCGCGGCGGGCGCGGCGGGCGCAGCCTTCTTAGAACGTGGCTGGGACGTGCTCATCCGGGTGCTCCCTCTTGTAGTTGGCCTTGGCCTTGAGCTGGCTGGTGGTCAGGACCGGCTGGCTGTACTCCACGTCGGCGTACAGCTTGGAGTAGCCGGTGATGTGCTTGAGCCGGGCCAGCTCCTCGGCCTCCATGCCGAGCTTGGCGCAGATCGACTCGTCCGTCTCGCCCTCGGTGAGCAGCTGGAACACCATGTTCCCCATGCCCGCGATGGAGTGCCGGCCACGCGCGCGGTTGTGCCGCACGGTGGAGGCCATCCGGTCCGCGATGGGCTTGTCGAGGACCACCACCGGCAGGTAACCGCGGGTGCTGTCGTAGATGTCCTGGTAGCGACGCATGGTCGTGTAGCGGTGGAAGCCGTCGACGATGATGTAGCGGCCCTCACCGCCCGCGGCCTCCGGGTCGTAGATCGCCACCACCGGCTGGGTGTAGCCGTCGCTGCTGATCGAGGTGTGCAGCAGGCGCATCTCGTGGTGGGCCACGCTGTTCGGGTTGTAGTCGTTGGCCTGCACCCGGTCGATGTGGATCCACTGCACCCGCGCCACCGGCGCCACGCCCGCGAAGGGCAGCCGAGCCTCGGCGTCGCTGATGGCCTTGTTGAAGGCGGTCACCGCCTCGTCCACCGCCGGGTCGAAGTCACCGTGGGCCTGCTGGGCGCGGTTGGCGGAGACCGCGGTGCCCTCGGTCTTGGCGGCGCTCATGCGGTCGCCTGGAAGTGCGCGTCGCCGCCGTCAGCCAGCAGCGTGTCGAGGTCGGCGCGGGCGATCCAGAAGTCACCGAAGGAGCCCCACCAGCAGCGCCCGAGCACCCAGTCGCGGTGGTGGTCGTAGCCGTGCACCGCGTACTGGTGCCCGCCCGCCACACCGCCTCCGAGGTGCACGCGGCCGTCAGCGTCCTGGTTGAACATGTCGTTGTCCCAGCGGGTGCCCACGCTGATGACCCGGCCCTCGACGATGTTCTGGACCACCTCGTCCGCCCCGCCGAACAGCCAGCGGTAGGCCCCGCCCAGGCCCTTCTCGACGGCCACCTTGCACGAGGACAGGCCGTCGCTGCCGGTGTCGTCGGGCGGGTAGGTGCCGGGGAACGGGTCGATCTGGGTCTCGCGCTCGTACATTGCCTCCGCGGTGGACAGATCGAGGACGCGGTAGGGCTTGCGGTTGCCGGTGGCGTTGAGCTGCACGCACTTGGCCACGGCGGTGCAGTTGCCGGTGGTCTGGTTGGGCAGCGGGCTCGGGTCGTAGATCGGGATGAGCGTCGGCTTCCACGTCGCCTTGTTGATGGGCGTGGCCATCGCGAAGGCGCGGCTGCGCTCGTCGTGGACCTTGTGCCGGCCCAGGCGCACGTCGTTGGCGGCGAACTGGTGAACGTCCAGGCCTGCCGGCGTCTGTGGTGTCTCAGACATTGCGTCCTTCTTCCTCTCGAGCGATTGACTCCCACAGGCCCTTTGCCTGCATGTCCTTCTTCCAGTTGTCCCACTCGCGCTTCTTGCCGGGGTGCTTCTGGGTGCTGATCCAGGTATTGAGATTGCTGCCGTACACGTCGTTGAACATCACCGCGTAAAGCACCTGGCGCACAATCTCACGCCGCGACACATAAGGCAGGACGTGCTCGGCGTTCGCCCACATCTTGTAGAACTTGACCCGGTTGTCGTCGCCCTCGACAAGGTGCTGAATGAGGTAGTCGAGATACTCGACCCACGTCGAGAACATGTAGGGCAGCTTGCCGCCGATGAACATGTCATAGACGTCCTCACCCACCTTGTTGAAGGTGGCCACGCCCGGGAAGCGAGCAACGGCGCGCTCCCACGTCTCAGGCTCGATCTCCTGCAGCGTGTGGAGGGCGCCCTGGCTGGACTCGTGGTGGAACGAGGAGACGCGCATCGAGCGGGTGCGAATGCCGCGCTGGAACATCGCGTCGTAGTAGACGTTGTAGTCCCAGTCGTGGTCGTGAATGGCCTTCCACACGTCCCGGTAGGACCAGTCATAGACCGGGTGGAAAAGGTACGGGCCCTTGCCGTCCTTTCCACCGCCGCTGCACCACGTCGCCCATTTGTACGAGGGCACGCTGGTCATGAAAACGCGGCGGGTCGGGCTTTCCTCGCAGCGCATTCCCGTCAGGATCGCGCCGCCGTCCTTCTCGTTCATCGCGTGCAGGACTTCCTTGAAGCGGTCGATCTGCTCGCGCTTCTTGCCCTTGCCCTTGAAGAACGGGTTCTCCTTGATGGAGTCGTGCTCCTTGGGGCGCAGCCACGACTCGTCGTCGAGGTTCACGTCCCAGCAGTGCGTCCACTGCTCGGTGTGGCTGGTGGCGTTGAAGAGCCGGAACGGGATCTGGTACCAGTCCATGCTCACCTCGTCCCGGTCAGCCAGCCGGCGCAGGTAGTCACGGGTGGCCTGGTACTCCGCCTCCTGGTCGAGGAAGTGCACCTTGAGCGGCAGCTCACCTCGCTCGCGGGCCACGATCAGGGCCAGCTCGGTGACCACCGTGGAGTCCTTGCCACCCGAGGAGGACACCGACACATGGCCGTCGAACTCCTCGAAGATCCAGCGGATCCGATCCAGGGCCGCGTCGAACACGGTGCCGGGCAGGAAGTAGTGCGGGCGGGCCTTGCCCGTGAACAGAGGGTCCAGCTGCCTGCTGGCCTTCGGAGTGGCGATCGTCTGACTAGCCACGGCACACCGTCACAATGAACTCCCCAAGGCGGTAGCGGGTGGGCGAGCCGGGCAGCGCCTTGGCCGCCTCCCGGCTGGCATCGGAGCGCACGTAGAGCTCGTCCTGGTCGGCTTCGTAGTCGGGCAGGTAACCCCTGCGGTAGTTCATCAACACGATGGCACCTCCCGGGGCCAGCAGCTGCGGCATGGCCGAGACGAACTTCGGGTCGACGTAGGACACGCTGCCGAACAGCGAGGCGATCAGGTCGAAGCGTTGGCCGCGCAGCTGCTCGAAGCCCTCCTCGAAGGTGGCCGGCACGAGGTTGGAGACCTCGGGGTGCTTGCGGACCAGCTCGTTGAGCATGCCCTGGCTCGGGTCGATGCCCGTGTACAGGCTCGACGGGGTGATCTTCATGTCCAGCAGCAGCCCGGTGCCGCAGCCCACGTCGAGGGTCTTGGGCGCGTAGGCGCCGAACAGCGACACGATCAGCTTGCGGATCGCCTCGTTCTCCAGGTGGCAGGCCGGGTTGTCGTAGCGGTCGTCGTATGCCGTGGCCATCGCGTCGTAGATGCTGAACCGCCCGCTTCTGGTGTGCACCGCGTCCTGACGACCGTAGGTGATCGAGGTGTCCGCCTGGTTGATGATGATCGTCTCTTCCAGGCCGGCGCCCATCGTCCACCACTTCTTGTCGCCCACGGTCAGGTAGACGTTGACCCGGGAGTAGAACTTGCCCGGCTCACCGAAGGTACGGATGACGCGCACCGCGCGCAGGAAGTCCTCCTCGCCCAGGGTCTTGCCGCGCACCACGTAGGAGTGCGGGGCGTCTGGCATGGTCGAGGCGAAGCGCCACGCCAGGCTCGGCGCGAGCTCGGTCCACCAGTCGAGGTCAGCCTGAGTGACCATCGCGAGCCCGCGGGTGGCTGCTCCCTGCAGGACGGTCTGAGGAAGGGTCACGGCACGAAGCTCCTGCTCACTCGGGGAGGACGACGAGGGTTGATCGCTGAGGGGCCCGGACGGTGGTCGACGAGGTTCGGGACCTCGATCCAGTATCGGCGACCCGTGGCCTTGAAGTAGTCAGCCATCGCGAAGTCGTACCCAGTCGGGTGCTCACCGCTGACGTGCGGCTCCCAGTCGGGCAGGTATGCCGCAAGGTCGGCGGCCAGGCCTGCCGGGGCGTACCAGCACAGGTTGCCCAGGAAGGAGCGGCCCGGCTCCCAGCGACTGCCCACCTCCAGGTCGGCCTTGCGCATCGAGAAGAACTGGACCACCTCGTCCGGCTTGGACTCGATGACCGCCTCGACCTTGTCCCGCCAGTCGGTGGTCAGCAGGATGTCGTCCTCGAGGAAGATCGCGGCGTCGTCCCCGGCCGCGCGCAGGTTGCGCACGAAGGTGTCGTACGCGTTGTGGTTCTCGTCCCAGGTGATCTCGAGGTCGGGCACGGCCTCCTTGACGGCCTTGACGGCCTTGAGCCGGCGCGCGTCCCAGGGCACCGCCGCCATCAGGACCCTGGTCATGCCCCACCACCGGCTGCCGCGATGTGCTCGACCACTTCGGGGTGGCCCTCCAGCCAGTCCTCCATGACCTGCGGGTAGAGGTCCATCTCCACGCGCAGGCGGATCAGCTCGTACTCGGCCTCGTGCATCTCCTTGAGCTTGCGACGGGTCAGGCGCATGACGTTCTGGGCGAAGTTGTTGCAGGTGGTGCACCGGTTGCGCCGGTTCCCGATCCGCGCCTTGCCTCCCAGACCCCTCATCCGGCACTCAGGACACGGCAGAGCCGGGGTGTCCAGGGCGGTTGAGGGAGCCACAGGCGCGAGCGTACTACGCCCTCAGGATCGGAGCGCAAGGTCGGCCGGTTCTATTGCGACAGCCCTGTTCTCAATAGAACTCGGACGCAGCGGCTGCAAGCCTCTGACCTGCGCTTTCTCTCTATCTCTATTTCTATTACAGGGGACCCTATAGGGGTCCCCTGTAATAGAAATAGACATAGAGAGCGAGGTGGAGAGAGGCGAGCCGAGCTGCAGACAGACGAAGACCCCGGACCCTCACCTGGGTTTCCGGGGTCTTCGCAGGCTGTGACTGCCCTGTGGAAGGTAGCCAGTCTAGCCGTGGCCGCGGACAGCGCGCCGCTCCATGTGGTCGTTGATCAGCAGGGCGACCCCGGCGCTGATGCCGGTGCCCTTGGCGATGGCCTGAGGGTCCACGTCCATGCGGATCGCTGCCTGCCCTCGCAGACGCAGCAGGGCGTCCATGAGCGCCTTCTCGTCATGCTCCTGCCCGGAGATGCCGCGCAGCACCGTCGTGAGGTCCTGGGCCTGATGCAGGTTGAGCGCCATCAGCGCACCTCCCGCTTCGGGCCGGTGGCGTTGACCACGGCCTGGCAGTGGCGGCCGATCAGCGCTGGCCAGTCCAGCGCCGGGTTCTCCACCACCAGCTCCATCGTGGCCTTGCCCAGCCTCTCCGCGAGGTCACCGCAGGCTCGGGTCTCCCCGGCCTCCGCGAGGGCCCTGATGGCCGTCGTGGTGTCCACGAGGGAACGCGCAGCTGGCCGCTCCAGGTCCTCCGCGAGGGTGAACGCCTTGACCACCTTGGTCAGGCGCATCGTCCGGTTGTCCAGCACGAGGTCGACGATCTTCACGGGACCCTCACCCCGTTCTGGTCATAGACGCCGAACTGCCCGCCGCCGTGGGCCCCGTTCATCGCCCGGCAGGTGTTCTCGGCGTGCTCCAGCTTGAGGTAGGGCTTGGACCGCACCATGCCGGTCACGTTGTCCCGGACGTGCCAGGAGAGCTCCGCCTGGTTCTCGGCAGCCACCTCCTGTGGGTCACGCACCGGCACCTCCACGAAGGCCGGCTGGGGCGGCCCCATCCGCCACGTCGGGCCCTCGTCCCGGTGCAGGCCCTGCTCAGCGGCCGCCCGGTCCTGCCGCTCCGCCTGCTCGAACTCCTTGACCTTCGCTATCCGCTCGAGGGCCACCGCGATCCTCATCAGCGGGCTGTCCTCGTCCGGGCCGATGATCGCGCCCACCTCGTTGACGATCGCCTCCAGCCGGGTGTTGCTGTCGGCCAGCGTGGCGCGGATCGCCTCCACTCCATCGGCTGTGCGTCTGCCTTCGCGCGCCATCTCGCTCAGGTCCCGGTACGCGCCTGCCTCGTATCCAGTCGTCATGCCCTGCAGCCTTCTCTCTCTAGTTGGGGTGTCCTGCCACGTCGCACGGGCAGGCGGTCGGTTCGTCCAGCTCGTCGTCCCAGGTGTAGCCGTCACAGTTGGGGTGCTTGCCCTGCACGCACTCAGGGCACCGCGGCGGCTTGGCGGGCGGCTGGTACTCACTCATCTCCTGCACGAGGGCCGTGCTGTCGCCGGGGACGTGGACGGTGCCCTCACCGATCAGCGCCTTCGTGCGCTCTGCCCTCTCGCCCTTGGACTCGAGGAACGCCTTGAACTTCGCCACCTCCGCGAGGTCGTGCTCGCTCGGCTCGCCCGGGCCGCACATGATCGTCATGTGTCCGTCCTCGCTCCCCGCTCGGGCACCGCCGTGCCGAGCAGCGTGACCAGCCCCGGTATGGCGGCAGGCGGCGTCCTGCGCTTGATCTGGGCTGCCTGCGCGGTAGCCATCACCGTGCAGCCGTTGAGCATCGGGGAGCAGTCCGGTATGCCGTGGTCGGGGCAGGTGGTCAGCGAGCGGAAGTCGACGCCGGCGTGCTCCATCCGGGTGCGCCTGGTCTCGTCACTGATCCAGTGGCCGTTCTCGCCGTGCGGGTCGAGGCGCTCACAGCGGTAGCCGCCGCTATCGGTGGCGTAGCACTGCTTCGGGCGCACGTCGTCGTGCTGGGTCTCCTGGTGGGTGTGGTCGGCCAGGATGACCTCCTCCACGTCGTCCCCGCTGAGCGACCACGGGCACCAGTTGCACTGGACCGTGATCACTTCGGCACCCGCAGGTACTGGATCTGGTTGCGGAAGCCGGTTCGGACAAAGACCGTGTTGCCCGTGAGCAGCCCGCTCTCCACCGCCTCCTGCACGAACCCGTCGAGCTCCCCGAGGGTCATGCCCTCCTTCTTGTCGGCGGCCTCCGCCTCGACCTTGACTGTCTTAGCCATCTGCCTTCTCCCTCTCTGCTCGTGCCCGCGCCTCGTGGACGCGGGTCTTGTAGTGGCCGAGCAGGGCCAGCCAGACGGCCGGCTCCCCTCGGCGGATGAACCCGTGCAGCACCCGATCCGCCATCGTGTAGCCCGCGTCGTACCAGCAGGCGGGCCGCCCATCCAGGTACGGGCAGGGACCCTCGGGTCCGATCTCACCGCCGTTGACCTCCGAGCGCCAGTGGAACCCGACGTGGGTAGCCAGCGGGAACGCCCCGTCCAGCCTCGGGTCGACCGGGTGCCTGACCGGCAGCTCGCCGTACGAGGTCAGCGGTGTCACCCCGGCCTTGGGCGGCGCCCACCCGGTGTTCAGCGAGAAGGTGATCGCTCCGGCCGGGCCTTCGAGGATGAACCAGATCTCCATCCCGTGCTGGCCGCGGGCCTTCGGGCCCTTCTCGTCGAGATGGTTGTAGCCCGGCTCGATGCGGATCGAGCGGGTGAAGATGGGGCGGGTCATGTGTCGTCTCCGTAGTCGGGTGTCCAGCCGTAGTACCAGCCGGACGAGTCGTGGCGCAGGGTGCCCTTGAGCCGGTCCTCCTTGCGCCGGGCCACCAGCATCGCCCCTCCGTCGATGCGGGCGATCACCTCGAACTCGGCCTCGAACTGCGTCGGCGTCCAGAACTTCTCGTCGGTGCGGCTGCGCAGCACGAGGTGGTACGGGAGCACGTTCTCCCAATGCTCGCGGCCGTCGCCCTCGTGCTCAGCCATCGGTCACGTCCCAGCCCGCCTGGAACAGCAGGTGCCGCACGAAGTCGAACTGGGCGTCCGGGTCGTGCTTGGACCGCCAGTCCGCGTCGGGCATACCGCAGGAGCAGCGCACCTCCCGCGACCGGTCCTCGCCCTCGGGGATGTGCTCCTCGCTGAGCTTGTCGGCCAGCTCGGCGTCACCGTCCGCCAGCATCACGTCCTTGACCTTGAACGAAGACAGGTCGAGGTCGTCCTGGGTCAGCATCGACAGGCCCATCTGGAAGCGCACGATGTCCACCACGTCGTTGTCGGTGATGTCTTCCGGAGCCTCGCCGTTGAAGCGCAGGCACAGGGACTTGTGCTTGTCCTTGGGTGCGTAGTCGCTCATCACGGGCACTTCCATCCACCGGGCGCGCTGGGCTGGCCAGCGTTGATGTAGCAGGCCGTGCACAGGAAGTGACCGTTGGCCGGGTTCAGCGTGCCCTCGTTGGTCCACACGAAGTCGTCCACGTCCATGCCCTCCTCGGCAGCCAGCTCGACGTACTCGCGGATCTGGGTAGGCCGGCGCCCACACTTCGGGTCGACCAGGTGCGGCCGATCCGGGTGCTCCGCGGGCTCCATGCCGGTGCAGGTGACCAGCGCGTCATCAAGGGTCATTCGGTGGACGCGGGACACCTCGAAGGGCGTACGCCCGCAGCACGGCATCACGCTGCTGCCGAGAGGTGGGCAGCGGTGGACGGTCTCGGCGCTCATCGGGCAGCCTCGATCGACAGCAGCGGGCGGACGGTGCCGGTGCGGTAGGCCTCGGCGATCATCGGGGTGACGTTCTCGGCCACGGTCTGCCCGTTCGGCAGGACCATGTGCATCCCGAACTCCTCCTCGAAGGTCACGATGCCCTCGTCCACGGCGATCAGCTTCGCCTTGATGACGGCGGCCAGCGCGCGCCAGCGGGACTTGACCGACTGCTCGTAGGCGTTGCGAGCCGCGGTGGCGCTGCGCTCCCGGCCGGTCTCGGAGCGCGTGAACTCCGTACTGGTCTCCTCGGGCAGCGGGAGCACGAAGCGGATCTGGCGGCCGTGGAGCTCGAAGCCGATCATCCCCTTGGTGGACGCTCTCCCATAGGCGAACGCTGTCGCGCCCCAGCGGTCCACGATCCTCTCGATCTCCGACAGAGACCGGTCGACGCTGACCTTGGTGCTCTCGGCGTAGGTGGGCGGGGTCATGCGCTCTTGGCTCCTTCCGGGATGTTCACGCTGCGGTTGGCGGTGTTGTAGGTGGGGGCGCTGGGCGCCTTCCAGTAGAAGTGGGTGTTCTCGCAGGCGCCCTTGAACTCGAGGCTGTCGAGGCGCTCGGCTGCCTCCTTGGCCTTCTCCTCGGTGGGGAACGACCCGGCCTCGGCCCACTGCGTGCAGGCCACCCACCAGTGGTCAGCCATGCTGGTTCTCGTGCCACGCCACGCTGGGCTCGTCCACTTCACCCGTCTCAGCCTGCTCGGGCGGGAACACGTCGCCACCGGGCGGCGGGGCGTCGAACAGGTCACCCTTCTCGGGCTCGCCCTCGCCGTCGTTGTGCAGGGTGTCACCGGACACCTCTACAATCCGCTCGGCCACCGCGAGTTCGCGGCACGTCCAGTCGTCGGCCCCACAGTCATAGTGCTGCGCGAGGGTGTCCACCTGCACGCGGCATACCGGACAGCGGGTCGGCTCGTTCGAGGTGCACAGCCAGACCTTGCCGTCGAAGTGAGCCGAGGACACCCCGACCGGCTTCTTGCACGAGGGGCACGGCACGCCGCGCTCGCCGGTCAGCTGCTCACGAAGGTCGGCAAGGTGGTCGTCATCGAACGGCAGCGGGAGCTGGCCGCCAACGGCGTACTCCGTCCACGGGTCCTGCCCGTTGAGGATGTACTGGGCCAGCAGGTGCAGGTCGCTCACTTTGGGAGGCTCGACGCCGGGGCTGGAGAACGCTCCTGCGGAGATGCGCTTGGCCAGAATGTCGCGGGCGGCGGTAAGGGCCTGGACGCGGGCATTCTGGTCGGGGGTCAGTGCAGAGTACGAGTTGCTGGTCGAGGTCGGCATTGGTCTCTCTTTCGGGTGGATCCCGGCGACTGCGGAGCGGGGGTGTCAGCGCAGTCGCCGGGACGTGTGGGTGGTCGAGCGGGATAACTATTCGCCGGCCGCGAAGCCGCGGTTGGCGATCTCCTTGCGATCGAGCAGGATCTGGGCGGCAGCCCCGTGGTAGCACTTCGTCATGCCGCCACCGGCGTGTATGCCGTGCGGGCAGGTGCAGGTGATGTAGCTCTGTCCCTGGCCCACCTGCACGCGGTAGGTGGCGTCACCGCTGCCCTTGACCCAGAAGATCTCGGTCGGGTGGTCCTTGTCGGGCGTGATCTTGTCGGTGTCGACCACGCGGCGGGCCTTGGTCAGCGTCTCCGCGCTGAACTGGCTGTAGTCAGCGTGCTCGGTCATCAGCCCTCCACCGGGTTGTCGTCGGATACCTTCTTGAGCACGGTGCGGGCCAGCAGCTGGGCCGCCTTCGGGTCCAGCCCCGATCTATCGGCCACCGAGCAGTCGATGTCGACCGGATGCTCGGGGTCGTCGGTGGACTCCACCGTGATCCTGATCTCCATCAGCAGGCTCACGAAGGCACCTCGCAGGTGAAGCCGCGGCCGTCGTGGTGCTCCCAGTCGACGCCGATGGTCTCCCCGCAGTGCACGCACGGGTGCGGGATGACCCGCTGCCACGCGCCGTGCCCGGCCGCCAGGGAGTCGGGGTTGGCCGAGGTGGGCTTCTTCTTGCCGTTGGCGTCCCGGCACTCGTAGGACCCATCGGCCCACACCGTGATCCGCTTGCCCTGCGGGTGGGCGTAGGTGGCGACCACCTCGCGGCCCGCGTCGTTGAACTCGATCTCAGCCATTCGTCGTGCCCTCTCTCGATCGTTGAAGTGTCTCGATGACGTCCTCCTCGGGGATGAGCCGCCGCCAGGCGTCCCATCCGATGTGCACCACGCCGGGCGCGGTGATCTTGACCGGCCGGTGCGTGTGCCCGTGCAGCAGCAGCTCACCGTCCCGAACGGCCCGCGGGCGGTGCTGCAGGGAGACCGAGCCGACCTGCGCGAGGTCGACCACCCCGAAGTCGGTACGCACCGTGGCGTAGCCCAGGTCGAGCCAGAACGCCGGGTCGGTGCTCACCTCGTCCTCCCAGTTGCCCATGACGAGGTGCTTGGTGCCGGGCCGGTCGGTCAGCCACATGCGGAACAGCTCGGGGTCGAGCCCGTTCACCATGTCGCCCAGGCACCACACCTCGTCCTGCGCAGCCACCTTCGAGTCCCAGCGCGTGGCCAGCCAGTCGTCGTGGTTGGCCACGCTGGGTGAGCGCCGGCGCTTGGCGATCCACTCGTCCCCCAGGTGCAGGTCCGAGGTGAACCACCGCCTGCTCACTGGGTGGCCACCAGCTGTGCGAGCTCCACCGCGTCGGCGGTGATCCGCGACCTATCTAGGTACGCTCGCTTGAACCGGGTCTCCGCGGTGCGCGCCTTGCGGTAGTGGTTCAGGTACTCCACGCTGGCCTGCACCAGGCCGTAGGAGGTGAACCCGATCCCCTCGCAGGTGGGTCCGTCAAGGATGCCTCGCAGCTGGTTGCGCGCCGACTCGACGTTGCTCACCACACGCTGGGAGACGGTGTGCACCTGCGGCATCGGGATGAACTGCTCGATGAACAGCTCGCGCTGCTCCTTGGTCACGTCCACCGTGCACAGGTGCTCGCTCATCAGCCGGAACGCCTGCACGCTCTCGCGCCAGCCGGCCAGTGCCGCCTTGGCCTCCTCGATACGCTCGTTGATGTTCTTGGAGTGGCGGAACACGAACTCCGTGCCCCGCACCGAGGCGTCGAGGTCGGCCATCTGGCAGGTGTTGTCGCAGACGATCTTGGTCATGGTCGCCTGCCCGCGGAACGAGCCGGTGCCGTCCTTGGAGTCCTGCAGCGCGTAGTACGGGATGACCTCGGAGTGCGGGCCGGAGCCCTTGATCACGAGGGGCTCGGCCAGGCGCAGCAGCAGCCAGACCTTGCGGCCGCCGAACAGCGAGCCTCCGGTCTCGTACTTCACGCTGGCCTTGTCGACTCCCTCCAGCACCTCCGCGATGTCGTACATCGTGGAGTTCTTGACCACCTCAAGACTGGTCGGGTTGACGCTCAGCGTGGTGCCGTCGTCGCTGCGGACCACCGCCTGGAAGTCCTCGACCACCTCGTAGTGCTCCACGAGGGTGCCGTCCTCCGCGACCTGCGGCACCTTGCGGTAGACCGGCTCGGTGATCGGCTCCCACGGGTGGGCGATGGCCTGCGCCTCCTGCCTGGTCGGGTGATCGGGCAGCACCTCGCAGAGCCCGTGCCAGCCGGCGTCCCGAACGGCGAACACTCCGTCGCGCTGGGTGATCCCGTGCATCAGGCGTCCGCCTTCCGGGCGTAGTTGTAGTTCTCGATGTCGAAGGGCCCGATGGGCGTGGGCGTGGACACGTCCAGCCACACCGAGTCGGTAGCCCGGTCCACGCGAGCAACACGTCGCGTGTCGAGCTGGCCGCCCTTGTGGGTGGCGAAGTCGCCCTCCTGGACCTCGGAGGCGGCGATGTTCTTCACCCCGTACTTGCTGGTCACCTTGTTCGTCATGCCTGCTGTCCTGCTCTCTCTCGGTGTTCCAACCCTCGCGCGATCACGTCGAGGGCTTCCTTCGCGGACAGCACGACAGCGGAGATGCCGCCTGCCCGGTTGATACGCATGATCTGCACCCGCTGCTGAGCGGTGGCCTTGGCCTTGGCCACGTCCTCGCTCTCGCCGGGGCGCTGGAACTTGACCTCCAGCGCCACCATGTAGCCGTTGATGCAGAACATGAGGTCGGGAACCCCTGCCATCTGGTAGGGGCTCCCGACCACCTTGAACGCCCACGAGTCCGGGTACGCCTTGGCCACCGCCTTGAAGATCGCGTTGACCACCCCGGCCTCGTTGCTGGGCATGCTCAGTCCTGCGGGAGGTCCTGCGTGGCCGCCTGGTCACGCGGGTCGGGGAAGGTGCTGGCCACCGCGCTCTCCACGTCCGGCTTCTCCAGCGCCGGGTGCTGCGCGAGATAGCGGACCTCCTTGGCCAGGTGCTCGGTCTCGGCGTGGGCCTTCTCCAGCTCGGCCTTGAGGCGGTCGCGCTTGGCGACCTTGGCCTCGAAGCGGGCCACCGCGCCTTCGAGCTTGGCCTTGGCGATCTGCGCGGGTGTGCGCCGCTCGCGGGGAGCCGGTGGGGCGCCGGCTGCCGTCGTGTCCTCGACGGGCTCCGTGGTGATCGTGATGCCCTTTGCGGTAGGCATGTGGGTCCTTTCAGATGAGTGTCATGTGAAGCTCAGTGTTGCTCCGGGCGGGCCGGGGTCGAGGCGACCCGCCCGGAACGTTGGGGTGAGGGCGGAGATACCCGGACAGCCAGACTCGCCTGTCTCCGCTTTGCACCGGCTGGTCCCGGCCTCACGTTGGGCGTCAGCCCAGGTTGACCTGCTCCAGGTCCACCTCGTCGGCGTCCATGCCGTGCATCTCGCGGGCCACCTCGTCCTCCGGCTCGTCACCGATCGGGTCGAGACCGCCGAAGTCGTCGTCGCCCTCCTCAGCGGCCTTGGCCGACTCGGACTTGGTGATGCGGACGTAGCCGCGCACCTCGGACTTGACCCGGCCGTTGTACGGGTCGCCGTCCTCGACGTCGATCTCGAGCTGCTTGCCGAGCCACTGGCGCAGGTTGACCCGCAGCCGCTTCTTGGGCGTGGGCAGGCCGATGCCCTGCATGAACCCGACCGTGCGGAACAGGGCCTTCTCGGTCTGGGTGAGACGGTCGATGATGATCGCGCCGTCGTACTCGCCGCCGACCACGCGGAACCACACGTTGATCATGTCGTTGCCCGCGTTGCTCTTGTCGAGCTCCACGTCATCGACGACCACGCGGTAGCGGCCAGGCGCAACGCGCTGGCCCACACGGTCCTTGTAGTTGGACAGGTCAATGTTGAGCTCGTCAGCCATTTTGGCTGGCTCCTTCTCTCTAGTTGGAAGCCGCGGCGGGCGCCGCAGCCTTCTTGGTGGTGGCGGTGGCAGGTGCCTGCGCACCGCCGATGCCCAGCACCCTCGACAGCTGCCCGAGGGAGGTGGGACTCCTGCGCCCGAGAATGGGCGGGATCTTGCCGCGCAGCTGGTACGGCAGGCGGGCCTTGGTGCGGTAGCCCATGTGCGAGCCGAAGCGCACGATGTGGTTGGCCGGTGAGAGAGTGTCGTCTCCCATCGCGTCCGGGTTCTCCTCGAAGTCCGTGTAGACGATGTAGTCGGGCGCGGCGAGCACGATGCTCAGTGCGCCCTTCTGCACGTCGGGGACCCTCGTGGTGAAGCCGGTGTTCTCGTCCTCGGTGATCTTGGTCTGCGCCGTCATCACGACGTGCATGGGCTTGTCGCGCTGGGCGTCGGCCAGGCCGAACCAGAACGTCGCGGTGTCGGTCATCACGTCCAGGCTCTGGCCCCACGTCCTGATGTCAGCCGGCGCGGTGCCGGTCTTGATCTCGCGCACGGCGGTCTCGTCGTGCCCGAGCAGGAAGCGCATGGTCATCTTCTGCACCGAGGTCATCGAGTCGATCACCACGGCGGCGTAGTCGTGGTTGCCCGAGTTGAGGTACCAGAACAGGTCGTCGAACGCCGTGATCGACGGCGGCCGGACGATCTTGATGTTCTTGGCCCACGGTGCGCCTCGGAAGGAGCGGGTGCCCTTCTCGCCCGTGAAGTCGATGAACAGGGTCTTGCCGCACTCCGCGATGGTCGAGGCCAGCACGGTCTTGCCGCTTCCCTGCGGGCCGTGGATCAGCCAGCGTCCCGCGTCGTCCTTCTGCTCGTCGCTGCCGGTGGCCGTCAGGCCCGCGGGCAGTGAGGTGGTGGTGGTCATGCAGTCAGTTCCCTTCGATGAACAGCAGGTGGATGAGGTTGGAGATGTGGCCCGCCTCGGGCGTGCCCTTGAACTGCGCGGCCAGGCCGTACAGGTTGATCGGCTGGTGACCGGACATGCTGGCCAGGAACAGCCACAGGCCCTTCTCGCCGGTCGACCAGGCCGCGACCGGCAGCGGGCCGGGCACGTACTCGATCATCGAGCGCCCGACGCCGAACATGCCGTCGCGCTCTCGGCGGATGACGTGCTCCCCGAGGCTCGTGTCGGCCAGCAGGTCTCGGACCGCCAGCTCCAACACGCCGCTCTCGAAGGTGACCGCTGGGATGTTGTCCGCGTCGTGGACCGTCACCGTCCTCAGCACGTCGGTACCGCCTTGGCCCAGCGCGGCCCCCACGCCTTGACCGAGGGGCCGAAGCCGCCTCGTCTCAGCCAGGTCTCCATGTCCTCGAAGTACCAGCGCAGCAGGCGCTTGTCGTCAGCGTCCCTGCCCTTGATGAGGTCTCTCACCTCTGCCAACCACTTATCGGGGTCCATCGGTTCTCTTTTCTCTCGTCATTTTCATGCTCGCCTACAGCCGCGAGCGTGGGACAAGCGTACCACGCAGACCGCATCTACTGAGGACTGTTCGTACCTGTGGTGGAAAGATCAACTGCCGGTGAGAGAGCGGGCGACGCCGACCGTGAACGTCGCCTCGTCCTCATCCGGACGCCACGCAGCACCACGCCGCACACCGCCGTTGACCTGCTCAACACCGACCCGTGTGCCCGAGGCGTCGGTGACCACCGCCGCCGTCATCGCGCGCCGTGCTCGCCGGTTGACCACACCGAGGGCGATGATCCGCTTCACTGGCGCACCTCCAGCCGGAAGTCGGCCAGGTCGTACTCGCCGTCACTGCCGCCGATGAGCTGAGCCCGGCACAGGCCGGCGAAGTCGCACCACCGGCAGTTGCTGCTCAGGTTCCGAGCCGCCTCGCCGCTGACCTCTCCACGGTTGCGGGAGTTCACCATGTCCACGCTGGTGTCCACCGCGGCCCGCAGATGGGACTTCACGATGTTGGAGTTCAGCGGTGAGCGGGTGCGCTGGAACCAGATGGAGCGGGCCACCGGCGAGCTCAGCCGCTCGATGATCGACTCCTCGGGCTGATAGATCCCGCCCTCCTTGAACCGGCGCGCGGGCACCGGCTCACCAGCCTCCTTGGCGGCTGCCTCCGCGTCCTTCTCGGCCTTGGTCTGCGGCAGCATCGCTCCCTGCCAGGGCAGCCCGTTACCGTCCGGCCCGCTGGCCCACTCGAGGTAGGTGCGCAGGTCCGAGGCTGAGATGGTCGGCTCGCCCAGCCGGGTGGCCAGCTTCCCCGAGGTGGTCAGCTGCGGAGGCCGCGGGGCCACCGAGCACACCCGGTCATATGCCGTGGCGCGGATAGGGCCCAGGCCCCACTTCGCCACGTCAGGTGCCGCGCCCCAGGCATAGAGCTGCAGCTGGCTGTCCATCATGTCGTCGACGGTGGTCTGCGTGCTCAGGGACTTGTGCGCCTTGTGGTCACGAGCGACCACGAGGTTGCGACGCACGTCCTGGAACACTTCGTCGATGTAGCCCACGAGCACCGTGTCCGGGTCGAGGACGTTCCCGTTCTTGTCGGCGGGCAGCGAGGGCAGCACCCGGCGCCAGGCCATCTCGAAGGCCAGCGGCCGCTCGTGCTCGATGTCGTCGGCCCACATCTTGGCCCACTCCTCGTCCACGTAGCGCAGGCCGGTGTGCAGGTCCTCCCAACCCAGCCGCTCCTTCCACACGTCCTGCACCCGCGGGGTCAGCGCGTCGTACCACTCGATCGCTGCCCCGAAAATGGCGCTGCGCGGAGCATCGGCCTTGACCGATATCTCCGGCCCGCCGTCGACCGTGCGGATGGTCTTGGGCGTCCACTGCAGGCTCTCGTGCTTGCGGCCCCGCACGAGGGAGTCCGCCGCTCGCAGCGCGTGCCACCACAGCCCGAACTCGAGCTCGACCCGCACGTCCTCCGGGTCCACCTTCGAGAGCCGCTTGACGCTGCTGTAGAACCACCGCTGAGGGCACGCCCGGTGCGAGGTGAGCTGGCTGTACGAAGCCCAGTGCTCGGTCGTGCGCTCGCCCTCCTTGACCTCCGGCTGTGCCGGTGCGGGGCTCATGCCTTGCCCGCCCAGCGCGAGGGCGCGGTGACCGGGCGCGGGCCGGGGTTCTTGATCCCCATCATCGCATTCCAGCCCGCCCAGCACTTGTCCAGCGTGGCCTCGCTGACGCCCGGCCAGGTCGAGTGGACCGGCACGGTCGCAGGCTGCCACCACCGCTGCCACCACGGGCGGGCGTCGGCGGGCAGGATCTGCTTGCACAGGATGCACCGCTTGGGCTCAGCCATTGCTGGCCACCTCCAGCTCGGGCAGTTCCTTCACGGCCTCCGCGATCTTCTTGAAGGACCAGCCGGCGTTGTCGTTGAGGTCGATGGCCTTGACCGGCTCGGGCTCGTCGTTCTGAGCCAGCACGGGGTTGTTGGAGTAGAAGTTCGACCCGAAGGCCCACTTCGACACCACGGAGGGCAGGTCGCCATCGGTGTGGGTGATCCAGTAGTTGTCGGGGTCGTCGCCCAGGTCACGGCTGTGCTCGTAGCGGTCCTCGTCGAAGTACTGCACGTTGCCGGTCTCGTCGGGGTCCCAGCGCACGTTCTGCACACCGTGCTCGATAGCCACTCCGCACAGCACGCCCAGGCAGCACGCCTCCTCCGCGTGGCCCTTGCCGTCAGGCTCGATCTTCCAGCCCTGGCTCAGCGACTCCTGGAGCTGCAGGTAGGTGCCGTCGATCAGGCGCTCGGCCCACCAGCCCTTCACGTCGGGCCGGATCTTGATTCGCTCGTCCACAGGGTCAGTAGTCGTCATTGCTTGCTTTCTTCTTTCTCTCGGTTCTCTCAGGTCCATCTGTGCTCGCCGTGCCCGTGCTGACGGATACGGCACCTCGGGCAGAAGTCACCCGCCAGGTGACTCGGCCCTTCCATCGACCACCGCGCAGCGGTGGCCTCGTTCTCCAGCAGCCTGACCAGCCACTCCTGGGCGCCGGCACTCGGCGGCGTGCAGGGCGGTGCGACCACCACGAGCATGCTCCTC